GAAACTACTCAAATAACAATAGTACAACCAAGACCTACAGATGATAGGGTTGAGGCAAAACGTATTCCTAAAAAAGTTACAAAAATAAGAGCAAACAGAGGTGTAGGAGCATTTGGTAGTGATTTACCCGATGGATCTAAAAATGAAGCACCTGTTGTCGATGAAAATACCAGATATATTGATCATAATGGAAAAGCTTGGAAAACAGAGGCAGAACGTGATGCAGTTCCACCAAGAAAAAGACGTAATTTACGAGCTGAAAGAGCAAGAAGAGATGCTTATAGAGCAGATACTAGACAAACTATAGGTCAAAGAACAGGTAATTCCAAACCATAATAATATAAATCTTCCCACAATCTTTATAAACTCCTTATATGTTAATTCAATATATCATGACATTAGAAGAACTCCGAAAAGAGAACGAAGATGATTATGAAGATGAGAAAGACGAAGATGAAGATGAAGAGCATCAATCAAAAGAGAAATCATTTGATGAAGCCTTAATCGAAACTTTGTCTACTCTAACTGAGCACGTAAAAGCTCTGTCAGATTCTCAAGCAAATCTCGAAGATCGAGTTGAAAAAGCTCTCTTTGAAGAACCAAAAACACAGTTAAATATCAAACCAAAAGAATCAGATTCTGAGGATATTGGTGCTGATGTAACTGTACCAGATACATTACAATCCAATTCTGTGCAAGCAGGATTAGATGATGATAAATCTGGTCAAGATAAGCCTGAAAGTGATGATTCAGGATTGGCTATGCAACAAAAAGCTAATTTCGATTTCACCACTGAAACACCAAGACCAAGTGCTTCTGTTGAAAACATAAACAAATCTGCTGATGTAGAATTGAATATGGTTTTAAAAGATGCAAGAAGTCAAGGTTATGAAGGTCTATCCCATGTTGCAAAAAGAATCTTAGCAGGCGACTACGGTAGCCCAGAAACGACACAAGACAACGGAGGGTATTATTAAAATGCCTAAAATCCAAACAATCGACGAACTTGAAGCACTCTATTATGGATATAATAGAAACCTCATCAGAAAAGCTGACGCTCCTATCACAACATCAACTGCAGGCACATTCAATGCAGTATTTGGTGCTTATGCATGGGCTCAACTTAACTTAGAGGCAAACGCTTTCGGTATTCTACCAAAAGTCCCTTGGGACAAATCTGGTTGGAGGGTTATTACTGACAAAGCTGTCCTTAATACCACAAACGCCAATACAGCATTAGGTGGAACTGCAGAAGGTGGACTAATTGCTGAAACAACCAAACCGTCACTTAAAGAGATTGATGTAAAACCAAAAACAGCTCAGTTGCCATTCAGTGCATCTGAAGTAATGGAATGGCTTGCAACACACTCTAAAGATGATATTTGGGGAGGCTTAGGTAGTTTAAGACTATTTATGGCTGTACAGCATAAAGAATTCCTCAATAGAGCATTGCTAAAAGATTCAGAGGTTGGTGCAGCAGGTGGTGGTGTCTTCGCAGGCACACTGGACTTTGAGTCACTAGACAGAATTATTTCTTCACACGCTGAAGAAACTGCTGTCGGTGGTGGAGGTTCAAAACACTACAATCCTTGGGCAGCAAGTGCTGATATCAATAGAGATACCAACGCAATGCCTGAATTTGATTGTACTGTAGAATCTGCAGGTGGAGCAATAGGAACAGATGGTGTTCTTACCGATGATACATTACGAACTTTCCTTAGAAAGATCCGTATTGCAGCAGGTAAAGATCCAAACGTATTCTTAGGTTCCCACGAAGTTTATTCCGAAATCCAAGGCTTGTATATGCCTTCTGTAAGGGTTGCAAATCCATACGGTGAGAGCTTAGTACAAATCGACGTAAACGGAATTCAAACATTCAAAGGCACTGGAGTAGGTATTCACGTAGATTCTATCTATGGAGTCCCATTCATTCCAACCAAAGATGCACCATCATACGGTGGTACAGAAGTTGGAAGACTATTTGCATTAGATACATCTGATGCAGAAGGTTATGGTTATCCAAGAATCGGAATCCAAGTAGCAATTCCTACCGAATATTACGAAGCAACCCGAAGAACTCCTGCATATCCATTTGTCAACAATGCATTTGTTGAGAAAGGTGTATACAGAACTATGGGTGAAACTGTATGTCGTCACTTCAAATCTCAAGGTAAGATCAGAGATATCAAACTCTAGTCAAACCAAAATTTATTTTTATTTTTTTAGTTACATTTATAACACGGTGCCACACGTTAATTCCTAATGACGACAAAAATATTAGCACTATTAGCCCTATTATCAGTAGGAGCATTTAGTGCAGTATATGCAGAAACAGCAACAGTTGAAGTTCCATTTGACAGTCATGGAATGAGCTGTCATTTTGATGAAATCTCAATAGAGTATCATTGTACTTGGCAAGGAATTCAAGAAAAATTCACTATTGAAGACTTAGAAGAATTTAAAGATACACTTGACGAAGGAATCTACAAGGAAGAACTACAAAGACTTCAAGATGAAGCATTAGCTGAAATTGCAGAGGAAAAAGCAAAACTTACACCTAACGAGTTAGTAATCCTAGAGATAGAAAACAAACTCAATAGAGGTATTGCAACTGCAACAGAATCAGTTTACATGAATCTTTTGAAAGAACTTGACACTTGTCAACAAGGAATGGATCGACAAACAGCACCATTCCAAGAAGCAAGAGAGTTTGAAATATCAGAGTTTACCATGTGGAAAGTCAACAATGTAAAGTATGACGGAAAACTTGGAGAAATTGTAATGGCAATAGAGGAATGTAGAGCTCAACACAAACTACTCAAAGTAGTCGGGGAAGGATATTCCAATATGCCTACAGGAGATGATGATGTCCAATTCAGTCTACTTGTAGAGTATGAAGGTATTCAAGCAGTTCCATTTGAGGACTATACTGCAACATCAAAAGCAGTAGATATGTCAGTAATCTGTGACTCAAACGCTTTCCCAACAACACACAAAGCACAACATGGTTGTGAAGTGTTGTATGATGGATTGACTATGGATCAAGTAAAACGTCAAAATGAAGTGATGTTTGGAACTGATGGAAAAATCCAATATCAAAGTGAGTTACTTGGAAAGTATCACGAATACTTGAACAATAACTCTAGATATGCAACTGTTGAAGACAAGGCATTTGAAGAAGCAATAGCAGAACCAATCGCACAAGAAATGATTGAGGAAAACGCTTTTGTTAAAAATGCTATGAGAAACGAATAGGGATAACCCCTTCTTTTTATTTCTTTACATTTATATAACGTTTCAGTAATTATAATTATATGAATAAGTTCATACCAATGATACTAGCAGTTGTAATACTATCCAGTACAAGCTATGTGTTTGCTGAAGAAGATTATGACTTAAGTAATCACCCAATATATCAACCGTGGGAATATAATACTGATGCAAACTTTAGTTCAGAAAGATTTAGCAATCCTAAAGCTTCCAATGAATATCACTTGGAAGCACTAAGTCCGTTCATTGATCCTGAATTTGATCCTACCATTAGGTATTATACACCACCTGTGGCTACGTTTGATTACTGTGACTTGGAAAGTTTTGCAAATTATCCAAAATGCAAATAGGGATAACCCCTTTTTTATTTATTTATCTTTATATAATAGTACTTTTTATATATATTGATGGCAATCACAATCGCACAAAATGCCTTGCATAAAAGTCTTGCAGGCAAAACACTATCCATACAAAGCGAACTAACTTCTAAATTGAAATCAGTCGTCGTCGACATAACCTACGCAGGTAATGAAACCTACGCTACAAACGGTAATGTCGTAGATCTTTCATTAGGTGGTAGAATCGGTACTGTTATCGGAGCACAAATTTTCGATGGCAATAAAGGATTAGTTTTGCAATATGTTCCTGCAACAGGAGGAGCATCAGCAACAGGTAAGATTAAATGTTATGGTGAAGATCATACTGCCAAAGGTTCAGCAGCAAGAGCATTTGCACAATTAGCAAACGCATCAACTGCCGTAAACGGTATGACCTGTAAAATCCGAGTACTAGGTTTCTAGTCTCTTTTTTTCTTTTTTAAAAAGTTAATTAACTTAGCTTAATTAAGTTAGCTAACTTTACATGCGTTAATTAACAGTTAATTAGTGCTCATTTCTTCCTTAAAGTTTATATATTTCAACAAATACCATATATTATGGGTACAGAGAATCATAATGTAGTTTCCTTTAATGCTAATACTTTGGCAAAAGGAACTCACGGTGTAATAGTCGCTATATATTGTACTAAAGAACATAGTGGAGCAAAATTAGAGGTAATCAATGGTCTTACAGCAGGAGGAGATGTTGAGTTTGAGGTATATGGATCATCAACACAGTCAGTATTTAATATAAATAGACGTTTAGAAAATGGTATTTATCTAAAAGTTACAGGCAGTGCAGAATGGTTAGCAGTTTTCAAATAGAAAATTTAAATACAAAGCAACCTTTATAAAAGCATGGGTACCTATTGTACAGTAGCAGATGTTTCCGATTTTCTTCGTGTTCCAATCACTGCTACTACTACTCCAAATAAGGCTCAAGTGGAAAAAATTATACTCAGGAAAGAAAAAGAACTTGACAGAAGAATAGGACACCATTTTGGAGGAGTCATATCATCAGGAAAGGAAGTTCATGATTTGCCATTATTATATTCCTATGGTTGGGGTTCACCAATATTTTTAAAACATAGACAGATTGCAGATTTAGATCATGATGCAGGAGACAGAATAGAGGTATGGACAGGTGACAGTTATATTGATCATACAAATGACACAGGAGTTCATAACCTTGAAGGGGAGTATGGAAAGTTATATTTTCGTGGTTACATATTTACAATTATGAGAAAGAACAGAATAAGAGTAACATATCGTTATGGAGATCCAACTGTTCCTTATGACATACAGGACGCTTGTATCAAACTTGTATCTATAGATTTGCTTAATTCTAGTTTCAGAATGGATATTTTGCCAACTGGTTCAAACGGTGTAGACATATCTGCATCTAAGTCAGATTGGAGAGCTGATATTGAAAACTGTATAGACAATAGACAGGAACTATTCTTTATACCGTAATGCCAGTTACTTTTAGAACAGGTATTCGTATAAATCCTGCCAAACAATATAATGCATTAAAAAATAAAACGATTGATCAACAAGTAGCACGAATTGTTATGAAAACTAATCAAGATATAATGGAATTGTTTAAATCATTAGGTATAGATTATGTACCATTTTTGTTATCATATCATCAGTCTAGGTCAAAAGGAAAATATCATGATTATGATCCAACCAAAACACCTTACAAATCTGGTAATGTTGGTGCAAATCTTGCAACAACAAGCCAAGGTTCAAGTGGGGGTGACGCTAGTGCACAACAAGGATCAGGTGATATGGCAGTAGAAGGTGATATTTGGAAATATCAAAAAAATATCAGTTTGGATATAGACCAAGATTTTCTTGGTTATTATTTTAAAGATAAAGTAGATTATAATTTATGGCTTTCTAGAAAATATCCTGAAATACAAAGAAAGTCTTGGTGGGCTTTAAGA